GGCTCTATAAGATGCAATACCTTTTTTATTTAACCCACCAGATTCAGATTTACCTTCTTTACGTTGCCATGCAGGTGTTCCACCTTTTGCAAACATTGCTCTACCTTTTCCTCTTAATGCAATATCAGCCATTATACTAATCCTCCAGTACTCATTTTTTTACGTTTAGAAAATGTTGCAACATTTGTAGGTTTAGGTCCTGTATTACCAGCGGCTCTTTTTCTTGCAACTGCAGAACGTCTTTGACCTTCTGACATTGCTCTAGCTTTTGCTAGTGGTACACATTTTGGATAACCTTTTCTTTTTTCACCTTTAGATCTTCCGCATGGAGCAAAAGAACCATCTTTACGTTTAGAACCAATGTCTACCCATTTCTCTTGAACCCATTTACGTAAGCTCATATTAATATTTTTTTGTAACTTTTCTTCTGTTTTCTAATACACCACCACAACCTTTAGCGATGCCACCTTGTTTATAATTAGATACCATTTTTCTCTCTTGAGAAATACTACCACCACCCATTTTCTTTTTTCGTCCACCAGGAACTATTTTACCTGAACATACTGCGCTCGCATACATGTTCGCGTACGCGCTCGGGTACACTTTAAATTTTGCTTTTGCAGCAGCTTTTCCTCTTGGACAAAGTTTAGCCATTACTTCCAACCTTTTTTAGCAAGTTTAGGGATTCCTTTTTTAACAAGTCCACCTTTTTTATATTCTGGAGTAACTTCAAATTTTAAACCTTCATCTATATCTCTCATCATTTTTGATGGAAATTTCTTTTTTCTTGCTCTTAATTCTTCAATATCTTTTTTATTTTTTTCAACTGTTCCATAAATATCTTCATTTCCTTCTTGAGCTTTTTTTAAATTTCTATCCATTATTTCTTCGCTCTCTTCTTGATATCTTCTTGTTTGACCTATAGTTTTTGCCATTTCACCTTTTATTTTACTTGTTTTTGGGTTTTTAACTTTAGGACTTACACTTTTAATAACACCAATACCTTTTAAAATAGTACCTGCCATTATCTTTTGCCTTTCATCATTTTGCCTTTTTTCTTCATTGACATATCTTTAGTTATCATATCAGCTTTTTTAATCATGCCACCTTTTTTCTTAATGACACCTCTACCTTTTAAAACATCTTTAAAAGTTACTTTGCCATCACCAGTTAAATCTGGAAATGCTTTACCGCCTTTTTTAAGTGCTTGTCTTGGTCTTATTTTATAATCGTTTCTCATGTTATATCCTTATCCGTTTTCTTGTTCTTTGTTTGATACCGGTTTATTTGCCATAGTGCGTGCCACCGATTCTGCACTTCGTCCCACAACGTAACCTCCCAGACCAATTTGTAAAAGTGTCCATACGTCTCCTGGAAGAGTTATAGTTATAGAAGCTTTAAAAAAAAATAATATAACAGGTCCTAGTACATAATTCCATATTAATATAAATATTAATACATACATTAAAAGAGGTCTCCAGCTAGATGCAAACCATCCAGCTTTGGCTTCAGCTTCAATAATTTTTGCTGCAGCAGTTAATTCTTGTGTATTAGATTGTAGTAATTGAGTTTGTAATTGTGCTTTTAATTTTTCTTGAAGATCTTTATCAGGAACTGACTTTTCAATAGTTGAAAAAAGAATTTTTGCTAAAGGTGCTACAGCTCCTAACATTTGAATCATGATTTAATACCACTTTGCTTTACGTTTTTTCTCTGGAAGCATCGCTCTTTGTCCACCTACTGGAACCACTTGTGTTTCTTGTGGGTTAGAAACTTCTACATCAATTCCACCTTTTAATGTTCCATCTGGATTTGTGAATTGTGCAAAATCAACTTGAGTACCTGTTGATTGTTTTATTTTTTTAATTTTTTTCATATTACATTCCTCTTATTTTCATTTGTTGGACGCCTTGTTTTGCAAGACTTACTCCGGCACGTAGTTTAGCTAAATCTTCAGTTTGTTCAAGCTTATTTTCTTGATTTGTTTGATTCATCATAGCTTTCAACTTATCTAAATTAAGTCTTTCTTCAGCTTCTTTACGCTTTTGCTCGTTTTCCATAGCTTTTAAGTCAACTTCTCGTGATTTTAACTTTAAAAGTGGGTCAGAATCAAACTGTCCAACCAATTTATTCTCTTCATCAGCATAATCTTTGGTCATTTCAGCTATTAATTGAGCTTTTCTTGATTCAATTTGAATAGTTATGCTCTGAATTTGTTGCGCGGCTTGTGGATTCATCTGCATTTGTTGTTGTAACATAGGTAATTGTTGTAATTCTTGTACAAATTCAATTTGAACTTGCTCTTGAGCCATAATTGATATGTGTTCAAGTATATTTTTTTGAATAGACATTATAGTTGCAGGATTATTTTTAACCATATTCAATTGCATAAAGTTTAAATGAGCTTCAATGTGAGATTTATGATCTTGTCCTGGAAATGCTTGATAAGGTTGACTTGCCATTGCAGTAATATGTTCTAAACTTGGATCCATTGGCATAGGTTGTTTTGGTGATGGAAGAATTAAATCTATATTTTTAACTCCAATCGCTTCATACATTGATCTATATGCTTGATAGATGTCATGTATCTGTGGATTAGATTGAGCAAGTTGTAATTGTGTTTGTGCTAAATTAATTCTTTGTGATTGTGAAAATATATTTGGATCTGCAACTGGAAGAATATCAATCTTTTCATCAAAGTCAGTTTGTTTAATTTGTCTTTGTCCACCTACTACATCGTATGGATAAACAGGTGGTAAATAAGTTGAAAATACATTTGCTAGTAATTCAAATTCATTTTTAAGTGCTCCATAAATTCTTTTATGGATTGCAGACATCACACGCGATCCTCTTTCAAGTAATGCCATAGTAGTTCCCACTGCTGCCTGTTGGTTCATATCTCCAACTTGTGCATCAGCAATGCTCGCGAATCTTTGTCCTGCATCTACTACAATACCCATTAATTGTAATAGTACTTGATCAGGTCCTTTAAATGGTAAAGGCATAAATGCATCCTTTAAATTACCTCCTGGCGCATCTACATCTCTAAATTCTCCAGGTTGTAATGGTTGAGCATCATCTCTGACTCTAATGCCACGCATTTTAAATCCAGATGGTAAATTAGCTAAAGTTCCTGCATCTAATAATTGTCTTAAAGCTGCTGTTGCAGTTCTTGATAATCCACCAATCATGTGAATTAATCCAAATCCATAAAATCCAAGTCCTGGTAAAAATTTAAAGTGTACAAAGTAATTTGTTCTATTTTTTAATGGATCGTCTGATTTATAATTACGTTTGATAGATAAAACTTCTCGTGAAGATTCTTCAATAGTTACAACGTATGGAAGTTTAATACCTGTGGGCTCACCAGTTTGAGGATCTTTATCTTCAAAACCTTCTAAATCTAAATTAACATGACATTCCAATAAAGTATAAATGTCTTCTTGTTTTTCAACTCTAACACCTTCTAATTCTCTTTGTTTACTTTTAATTTCATCTTCTTTTAATGGAGGTTGTCCAAGTTCTACATCTCTATAGAAACCACTAACTTGTTGTTTACGTAAATCATTTTCAGAAATTTTAATTACATGAATAACTGCTTCTGCATCTTCTAGTGATGTTGCTGAATAAGGAACAATTAAATCTTCAGCCGGAATAAATTTAGATACTGCTCTTCCAAGAAGAGCATCATAATAAACTTTTTTAAATGTAGATCCGGATAAAGGTAAGTAGAATAACATCTGATCAAATTCAGGTTCATATTCTTTCATGACGTTCATAATCTGATAGTTCATGAATTCTTTAACTCGCATCGCTTGATCTTCTTTGTTACGATCAGTTAAACCTAAAATTTGTGTTCGCACGGGTCCGTCCGCGGGAAGCAATTCTTTGTAAGCTTGTGCTTGAAACTGTGTTACAGATTCTGCAAGAACTGGATGTGTAACTCCTGATGCACCTTTAAATGGTTCTGTTCTTTTTTCGTATTTAAATCCTAATAGGTCTAAACCATTTGTATATGCCATTTCCCAATCTTGGCGTGAAGATCTATAATCATTATATTTTTCATCTAATTCAGATCCAACGTCTGTTAAAATACTTTCATCTAAAAATTCTGCTAAATTTGCATAATGGTCTTCTCCTCCTGGCATAGATGCAATACTTGGATCAAAAGAAATTTCTGCTCCACCATCTTCACTCATGTTAATTTCAACTGGAGAATCTGTAGGTTGTATTTCTTCTTGAATGGTTTGTTCTATTTCAGCTTGACCTGGAATTTCAATAGTAGTTTTTGTATTGGGTAATGACTTATCAATTTCTGCCATGATTAACTATACCTTCTTCTGAATAATGTTTCAACACCTTGTGAGTCAGGACCTTTAGCAGGTGGAATTGTTTTTGTCAATCCACCATTAGCAAAACTAGCTAATCCACCATTCGCATAATCATAGTCACCTATATCTGGGTCTGGATATCTGTTTATAATATCTTCATAAGGAGATTCTTCTAACATTTTTCTACCTGCTGCTCTTTCTTCAATTTTTTTTGCATCTTTTATTTTTCCAGTTGCAATTTTTTCTAATCTTTCAAGATCACTATAAGCATCTTCAACACGAAGATTTTCATAATCAAATTCATAATCTCCTGGTTCACTAGTTGGTCTTGGTCTATTTTCTATTACAGAAAAATCACCTGGATATTTTATTTCTTTTCCTGTTTCTAAATTAATATCTGATTTAGGTGGTCGATAATTTAACTCAAAAGGTGAATTATCCACACTGCCAGCAACATCAGATTCAATAGAAATTTCTCCAGTTATTTTATTTTGTGTAAGTGTAATTGTATCTGGTTTACCTGTCTCTGAAGGTATTTCTAATTTTTTAACANTANTCTATNTCTTCAACTCTTGAAGCTTTAGGAGATATATCTGTTCCTTCTTTCATTATTTTATTAACAAGTGGAGTAAACCATTCAGGCATACCTTGAACTTTAGGTAAAGTTTTAGCAACAGTTTTAGCTGCGGGTTTTAAAAAACTTTTACCTTTCATAAGTTTGGCTGCAACGGGTAGTGAAAGCAAACCCCCTACTATTTTTAAAAATCCTCTACGTTTCATTTTTTAACCCCATAATTCCTGTTGTGTCTAGTTTACCTGGTAAAAATACTCCACCACTTGTATCTCCTTCTTCAGAAGAAAACAAATTATCTAATTCACCTTTTCGATATGCATTAGCTAAATCAAATGCGGTTAGTGCAGTAGCACCGATAGCTCCAATTGCACCTGTGCCTGATATAAGAGCAATATTTCTTGGACTTAATCCTAATCTTAATGCAAGGTTTAATAATCCAGGCGCAGCTTTACGAGGATTTCTTACTCCCTCAAAAGTCAAAGTATCTTTTACACCACCTAAAAATCCTTTTGGTGGTCCTTTAATAGCTCCAGCACTTTTAGTAAGAGTTTCTGTAAAAGCAGGTCCTATATAATTTAACGGATCAGATAAAATTTCATATGGACTTTTTCCTTCTTGAATTTGTTCAGCTATAAAAGGAATTTCAAATAATGCAGTTCCTGCAGGTGATCCGACTCTTGTTAAACCTTTTCCTAATACACCTAATGATGATTTTAATATTCCCTTATCTGCTTTTCTTGCAGCTTCAAAAGTTTCTTTTGCTCCTGGAATAGATAAACCAGCCGTTCCAACACCGATTGATGCAATTGGAGATTCTGTAATTGGATTATCCGCGAGCCAATATAAAAGATCCGATTGATTAGCTTTAACTTCTGGTTCATTTCTTTTTACAAAAACTTTTCTAAAGTCATCATACACAAGATCATCTGCAAGTTTTGCAGCGGACGAAGCATCAGCAACTTCTGTAATAGGTGTTATTTGTTGTTGTGGAACAACTGGTTGATTTTCTATTGTTTGATCTTGCATCGCGGTTTGCGTGTCTTGAACCGAGGATGGAACTTTAGCTTCAGCAGTGCTCGGGTTTAAAGCTTGATATCCTAAATAAGCAGCAGTTGGAGCAATAGCTAATGCTCCTCCTTTTCTTATTCCAGTTTTTAAAAGATTTGTAAAAGATTTTGATTTAGATACTTTTGCATTAATTATTTCTTTTGCTGTATCTGGTAAATTAGAAAATTCATTAGATTCTAAAAATCCAGGAGTTTTAACTAAATAA